GAAATGCAAGTTCGGTTGTAGTTATATCACTTGCAGAAATTGCACCAGTTCCACTTGTTTCTAATACTCTACTTGCAGTTGTTGTTGCAAGTTTAGAAAGTGCAATCGCAGCTCCCGATGCAACACTTGCATTAACTACTGCATCCGATGCAAGTTCATCTGCACCAACTGCATCATCTGCTAGGTGTTCGTTATCTATACTACCATCTACATAATGTTCACTTCTTATTGAACTGTCGTGAAGTACATTATCAATGGTAACTTTCTTGGAAGTACCACCATCATTAATGAGTAGTTCCTCTGCTCCATCTGTTGTAGTTAATGCTGATAATGCCGATACTTTAGTTGTTGCCATTGTTTACTCCGTGATAATGTATGTTGGTGATGCATCTATAGAGGCTTCCGTAACAAGATAGTAACCAGCTAGATGCTCCATCTCTATTTCATAAGGGCCAGTTAGAGCAGGAAGAAACTCTTCATTCCATTGCCTTCTATTAAGATACATAGCAATAGTTTTCTTTTGTTTCCAAGAAAATTTAGGCATTAAAGTCTAAACCTCATCTTTCGTCTGCCGATTCTTCTTCTATCTGTTAAAGACCTAAGTTCATCCCTTATCTGTTCTAAGAGTGGCGAATACTTTGTGATAACTGGATCATCTTTTTTCTTAGAGATTTTACCGCTAGGCGTACCCTCATACGAGCCACCTTTAACTCCACTACGAGAATCGCTTGGAGTTTTTGTAGTCTTGCTTTTAAATTCATAAGTTGTTGCCTCTATCTTTCCTTTTTCGTTGTGTGATTTAAGTCCATTACCATTGTAGGTAGGTGCTTTACCCTCTGACTTGACTTCTTCAAGTTCCTCTTTTGAATCCATAAGAGAATCAAGCATTTCCATAATGGAATCCAATTCCGTTTCTGGCTCTGGTTCATCAGAGAATTTAAGTGCGTTCTCTTCCATGAACTCTGCAAATGAAGGACTATCTTCACTATCCTCATCATAGTATTGAGCATAGGTTTCCTCAAGCATCCTTGACCAAATATCTATAATCTTGGCTTTAAAGCGATCTATCTCCAGAAGGCTTGTAGAATCTGATTCGGTTGTATTTTTAAATATGTCCACTAAATTTATTCCTATAGTTACCTTTCTTGTCTGTTTCGCTTGTGCGTTTTCGTTCTCTCATATTCCAGAGAGTATCTTGATTGCCGAAATGAGGGCGATTTTTATTGACTGATATGATTACACTACCTTTTTCACCGCACTCTGGACATTCTTTCTTTCTTTTTCTATCTGACATAGAACATAGTTCTTCAAAGACATGACCATGTTTACATTGATAGTCGTAAAAAGGCATTGTATTACCCAATAATTAGTTCAGAATAGCCTCCTCATAAGCGAAGAGGCTATAACTTAACTAACTACTGATTAGGTAGCAGGTACGATAAACGCAACACCAGCATCATTACGAAGTTCTCCAACTCCATAAATAGTATCTGAAGTGAATAAATCACCAAGATACTCTTGCTTGTACTGTGTTTGTGAACGAACACCGACTTGCTCCGCTAGAACTAGAGCATCTCTGTGCATTAAGCATCCTACTCTGTCAGTAGAACCCGGACTTCCACCACCAGATTCAGTAGTAGTTGGTACATTAGATGAGATATAAACATCTACACCATATATCTGACCAATCTTTCCAGTACGGATAGCATCACCAGAACCAATGAACTGTTGTTCAGTGAATCTTGCAATACCTAACATATCACTAGCTGCAACAGGTGGTACAATCAAAGAACGATTGTCCATTGGTACATCAGCATTATCTAGTATTAGCATTAATGCTCTGATTCCAGCATCAGTAATATCTGCTGCATTAGATGAGTTACCAGTATACAATGTAGCACCATCACTACCGATAACGGCAGTTTCCCATGATGCTGCATTACTACCACCAACTGTTCCGCCTTGTAAGGCTTCCCATAAAGTACCCAGTTTAGTATCGACTTGAGTGCTTAAAGCATAACCTGCATCGTCAGTATAGAACTTCCTCATACTAGCGAGTGATTGTACTTCTGCAATATCCTCAATTAACTTGGAATATTCGTAGTGTTTGTCAATGGATACATCTACGACAGCATTTGTTGCTGCTGACAATGTAACCTGTGTGTTTGCTGCTTTAGCACTTGCACTTCCCCTTGAAGGAACAGGAATGTGAATAGTATCACCTTTCTTTCCTTTATGGTTTAGTTTAGTAACTAGATTAGCAACCACTAAATTCGACTTATACGCACCTATAACTTCATCTGACCAGAGTTCTGGGATGAAGTTATTGGCAACACTAGTCGTGACTTGATCTGTGCCTAAAGCCATTTTACTTCTCCTTTATAAATGTTTATTTCACCCTACCCTCCGCATAAGCTGAATGAATTTCATCAGCCAATGAGGCATATCGTTTAGGGTCTGTTACCTGTAGGTTGATTAGATCAGCCCTACGGTATATTTTTTTCCCACCTACGGAATCTCCCGATGACCGAGTTTCAGAACTTGTTTTCTTTAGGTTTCTCTGAATTTTAGTCTTTTCTTCAGCTTTTGCCTCTTGGGTTTTCTCAGACATTGCTGTCTGGGTATACCAATCAAAAAGTTCAATCGCCAAATCCGACCTATATTCAGTATCAGCCTTGCGAAACATTTCTACTCTCGTTGGACTATCACCGATAAATTTTTGGAAACTAGAGTCTTGAACGGTTTCCTGCCAATCTGGGTATGCCTTATCTAAGGCAGCCAAATTATGCGTCTGCACATTACCCACTCTCTCTTCCCTTGCCTTTATTACATCTGGATGGTTTTCTATTGCTTGATTCACAGCCTTAACTGGATCAGTAAAGAAGTTATCCTCCTGTGTAACAGTTTCTTCTGGTGGAGCAGTATCAGTTGCTTTATTTTGTGCATCTATCAGGCTTTGAATTAACTTGCGTTGCTCACCGACTTCATTGGATTGCTTGCTCATTACTTTCTCTACATTCTGGTGCATTTCAATAACCTCTTGCATCGACTTACCAGCATACTTATCAGGAATTTCGTATTCAGGTTGTTGAGTTTCCTCGGCCTGTACTTCTTGTGTTACTTCTGTTACTTCTTCCTGGATTTCTGTTATTGGTTCACCTGTTTGAGGTGCTTCATCTACTACTATACTCATGGTTTCTCCGCCCACTTGGGGTTATGAAGTTATATTATGTTGGATTCTGATCTACAGATTCTTCCAACGCTAGGTTTGTTGCCGATTGTAAACTTAAAACTAAATTTATCATCAACAACTGACCCTTGGCGTGCCAAAGGTCTTGCTCAGAGTTCATAGTGTCGATATTACTGGCACTATTCTCTAAATTCTTAAAATCTTCTATAAAATCTCGCCAACCTTCAGTTTCCATCATGGATAGCCTGTCCTCTAGGAACTGTACATCGGTTTTTGGCATTTAATTACTATATTGTATTTATTACTGACTTAGTTCCAGCCTCTCTGGCTTTCGCTAAGTTTAAAATTGTTTCTGATTTCAGATGTTCTACTTCTGGAATATTTCTTGCTGTTTCAGAGCGTTTGTTTTCGATGTCAGCAGCAATCTTCTCTAAACTAATCGCATCCTTTTGAAGTTTAAGTATCTTCTCTTGGATATTAATCTCATTTGGAGCTTCTGCTTGTGCTTCAGCAGTCCATTTAACAGCTTTAGCCTTCTCTTCTTCTGCCTCTGCCAATGTTTTCTGAATTTCAGCTTGTACTAATTGTAGTTGTAGTTCAACAGACATTTGTTGCATCTGTTCTTGTTTTTCGTCAGGCTGATTACCTTGCATTAGAGCATTGACAATCTGATCCCTGTTGTGCATACTTGAATTCTGGAATACTGCCAACAGAATAACATTGAAAGCAGGTGAATCCTGGGGAATGGTTTGTAGCATCTGTACCATTTGAGTCATTTCAAGCTCTTTTGCCATGATTCCCATAGTGGAATAAGGTATAAACTTGTAATCTGACACAGGATAGCGGTCTACATCGAACTGTATCTTCCTCCACATCGCTTTATTAATTAAAGGAATGAGGAAAGTGTTCTGAAAATTCATTAAAGTACGCTTTTGTCGCTTAATTGCAGCACTCTGTAGCATCGACATACCACTAGCTGTTTCATTTCCTGCTTGGGCCTGGTCATTACTGCCTGTACCCATCTGAATCATATTTTGGAGAGATGCGACCTGGTTGAATGTTGAAGGGTCAGTCGTACCCATATCCAAAGGCATGATTGCCTCACGAGGAGAACCATTAGTTAAAACAGTTTTGCCAGCTCGCACCTCGAACTTTACTCCCCTTGGCAATCTTGTGGCATCTGCTGCCATCATCGGTGTTGTTGTGAGTGCCAAAGAGTCAATTCTTGCCCTCATTTCGGCATCTAGTGCTTTTTGAGGATTATATCCTTTCTCGCAGACACCTCTACCCCAGAATTTATTGGGTACGATGTCGTGTTGGTAGGAAATAAAGGGTCTATCGACCATCATAAAGGCATTTTCCTCTACTCTAAGGACATATTCGTCATTACACATGGTAACAACCGCCTCTACCAGTTCATCTTTCTTGGAATACTCGAAATCATCCTTGTCAGCACTCTTTTTAAGGAATCTTTTAGGTACTTTACCCCAATATTCGCATATTTTGACTGAATCGGACTCGTCTGCCTGTTTGGTTTCGGGATCATAGCCGAATTTGACAGTATCGTAGTCACCATC